GGGTACGATGGATGAACTGATGAGGGAGTCATCGATTGGGGCTAATTATTTATTGCAGAACGGAGTGACTTTTTTCGGTACTTACTGGAAGCAGGAGAAGACGAGGAAGTTTGAGCCTATTAGTTTGGGGCAGATTGCCGAGCAATCACCTGAACTGGCAATGGCGATAGAAGACCCTGAAATGAAGGAGGGAGTCGAAGAGATGTTTTATCCTATGTTTCCAAAGCTTAAAAAGCGGCGGGTCAAGAAGATGCTTAATGAGTTACGGAAGAATGGTGAGACCGAAATTCCGACCGAAAAAGTGGTCGTAAACCGTCCGGCAGTTAAAGCTTATGAGTTAGGCAGGGAATTAATAGTCGATTCAAATGTAATCGATTTAGAATCCGCCAGGAGCATTCACTGTATTCATTACTATTCTCCTGAAGCGTTGAAGCAGAAGGTAAATGAGGGATGGGATGAAGCTTGGATCGATGAAGCGATTGAGAAGGCGAAAGACTTTTACGAGGAGAGATACAGCGACTCGGCGATGCATTATGACTATGGAACGAGCTATGGCAGTCAGCACTACGAGGGATTGATTCGGGTAGTTACCACCTACCGCAAGGAGTTGGATGAAGATGATGTTCCCGTAGTCACTAAGACCTGCTGGACGGATGAAATGGATGAAGCAGGATTCCATGAACCGGTTGGCTATGACGAGGGCAGATATCCATTCGTGTGTATCACGAGAGAGCATTTAAACCATCGTTTACTGGACTCTCGCGGATACCCTGAACTGCTGAAGAGTTATGAGTTGGCGGTAAAGACAGAAGTCGATAGTCGTCGGGACCGTGCTTCTATGAGTACGATGCCACCGGTTGAATATCAAATCGGCCGTAGGCCTGAGCGTCTCGGTCCAGGGGCACAGATTCCTGTACGCCGTAGGGGAGAGGTCGGGTTCATGGAGATCCCCCGCTATTCGCAGGCAAGCATGGAGGTGGAGATGCAAATCCGCCAGTTGTGTAATCGCATAACCGGTCGGGCGACTGGACCTGATGATGCGGTGGAGGCCAATGTGATAAAACAGCACCTGGTCAACTGTTGGCTCAGTGGATGGAAGGAAGTTTTGAAGAGGATTTGGTGCTTGGATCGGACTTACAGCGGACCGATGATTTGGTTTCGGGTTACGAATAACGAGCAGGGAGCACAGTTGATTTTGGATGAAACTGCTGAGTTGTATGATTTTAATATTAGCTGGAACTCGATGAACCAGGATGAATCCAAGGTGATCGAAAAGCTCGATACGGTTGGTAAATTGATGGCTCAGTATGATCGCAGTGGCCAGGCTCGATTCGACATTTATCTCCGCAAGGTATTGGAGGCAATTGATCCTAACTTAGCATCCCAATTAATCATGCCACAGCAGGAGGCTACAGATAAAGAGATTCAGGAGACTTCTGCGGATATCGCTAAGATTGCAAGTGGTCAGGTGGTCAATGTACCACAGCAGGGAGTAAACTCTCAGCTTCGCTTGCAACAACTTCAGCAGTACATTCAGGGAACTCCTGAAATACCGGCACAGGATGTCCAACAGCGGATGCAAGAGGACGAGAATTTCGCCAAGAGGCTTCAAACATATGCGGGTCAGCTCGAAATGATGCAAACCCAGCAGCGCAACGCACTTATTGGTCAACTAGGGACAGCCCCCGGCAATGTACCAGGTACATCGATGGCCGCTTAATGAAAAGGAAAAAATGACATTAGCAGATGCAGTAGCCGGACTCGGGCAACAAACCGAGTGGGTAGTAATTAAAGATTTTATTAAAGAGCAGAGGGATATATGCCTGGTAGATTTTCAGGACTATACTCATGTGGATAACCCGCAGAAGCTTGCAAGGCTAAGTGGCGAGATAGCTGGGCTTACCCGAATAATGGAGTCACTTGAAAATGCCGAAACTGACACCCCATCAGCAGTTTAAAAACGCACATAGGTCTTTACTAAATCGTTGGGTCGAAGAGTCTGATATTGATGACTTAGAGTTGGCTCAAATAGCAGTAGATGACACGCAAGAATGGTTGGATGAAGAGGTTGTCGATTTCGAGTCAGAAGTCGATTTAGATGAAGCGTAAGGGTAATCTTTACGAGCAGAAATACTTCGCATCTGCTCTAGAGGCTGGGCTTGAAGTATTTATCCCATTGGGGGATTACCTCCCGCAAGATTGCTTGGTTATGAACTCAGCAGGGCGAGTCTTTAAGGTTCAGGTAAAAGGAACAGAGACTAAGTCTAGAGACCCTAAAAGAAAAGGGGTTGGCCGATATCAGGTAACTACTTCATCGGGTGGTAATGGTAAAGTATCAATAGATTGCACCAAAGTGGATATCATTGTGGCCTATATCGATGAGTTGAATACTTTTTACCATATTCCATGCATTGAATTAGACGGTGCGAAGCGTATTAGTTTATACCCACATATTGTTAATTCTAGGGCCAAGCACGAACGATTTAAAAATAATTGGTCCGTTTATAAAATCTCCTGAGAAATTTGATTTTTTACCTGCTAAAATAGTTTTTGGTGGGGTGTATCTGCCCCGCAGAAAACTCAAAGAGTGCGAACTTTAAACGCAGAAATCATGGCAGAAACAGTTATTAGCGAGGCTCCGGCTGAATCTACGGGAGCAGAAAACAATCAAGTACGAGGCCCACTATCGGTGGAAGATTTGGCGGCATCCTTTGTCGAGCAGGTCGAAACTGATCAGGAGGCTCAGGTAGATGAGGCGAAGGAGGAGAATACCGAGACCGACCACGCAGAAGCATCAACCGACCAGGATAAAGATGTTCTTTCACAGTTTTCTGAGTCCGAAGAAGAGGACGGAGAAGATACCGAAGAAGAAGTAGAAGAGGAAGTCGAGGAGGAAAGCGAGAGCGAACCTCCTAAAGCTGTTGGTAAGCTATTAAAGCAGGTCAATAAGCTTACAGCTCGAGCAAAGTCAGCAGAAGAAACTGCTGAAGCACTCAAAGCTGAAATCGACAACCTGAAGCAATCAGGAGGCAGTCAGTCGCAACCAGCTCAACCCGAGTTAGAAAATATTCAGTCTTTTGAGGACTTACAACAGTTGCAGAGGGAAGCACAGGCCGCCAAGAAGTTTGCACTTCAGCATATCGGTAAGGATTACATAGAAGTCGATGGCAAGGAATATAGCGATGATGATATTCGAAATATTCTCACCCAGGCAGACGAATATCTTACTGAGAAAATCCCTCAACGAAAGCAGTACCTGCAAGAAAAATCAGAGTGGTCACGCGATACCATCGCCACCCATCCGTGGATGGATTCATCCAAAGATGATGATATCTCTGAAAGTCGCAGGGACACCTTTAAATCACTTCGAAATCAATACGCCAATGTATTGGACGGTCTTCCGAATGGTGACTTCATCGCCGCCACTCTAGTTCGTGGAATAGAAGCATTAAAAAGCGAGCAAGCCGCAAAGTCTGCCAAGAAGGCAGTCAAAAAGCGTAAAGCTCCACCTCCTACTGATGGAGGAGATGTTTCACCACCTATCGAAAATTCAACGACTCGGAAACAGAAACAAAAATCAAAGATCCTGGATCGTAAAGGACCACTCTCGGCTAACGATCTCGCCGCATTTCTCGCGGAATAAAATTTAAAATCTTAAAATAAGGAAATACTTAAAATGGCATTAGCAACAAGCTACAATGTGACCGCCGCCAAAGGCGCTCGCGAAAACTTAGAAAATCTATTAAAAACTGTAGAACCTACAGAAACACCTCTGTATTCTACTCTGTCACAATCAGCCGCTCCAAAGGCAACTCTTAACGAGTGGTTGGTTGACTCCCTCGCAGACCCCGAGATTGGCGGAACAATCGACGGCGTTGATCTTACGATCTCTGATGCGGCCAACTTGATCGACTCAAGAGCAAGATTGGGCAACAGGGTGCAAACCATCAGAGACATATTCTCTGTCTCGCGTCAGGCTGAGATGATTGATGTGGCTCCTGGTGGACAGGGTGGATTATTCAACGCTTCCAAAGCAAAAAGTTTAATTCAGCTCAAACGCTCAATCGAAACTGCTATCGCTTCAGGAAACGATCAAGCCGCCGGAACCGCTTCCGCTGGAGCTACCCTCTGCGGGTTAGGGACTTGGTCTAATCCGAGTGCGACCGGAAATACTTTCGATTCAGCGGCCAAACAAGCATTTCGTGCTGTTAGTGGATCTCGCGTAACTCTTAGTTCTTTAACTGAGTCTGCTTTTCGTGGATTGCTTCAGGCAGTTTACACCGCAAGTGGTGCTAAAGGTTCGTATAAATTGTTTGCCGGTCCAGCGGTGATGAACGCCATCACCGATTACACCCGTGCGGCAGTCACCAACAATCCTGTTTACAGCTTCACGCAAGATGTTAGCGGTAAAACCTTGGTAAATAGTGTTTTACATTATGTCAGTGATTTTGGCAGTATCGATATCATCCCGGACCTATTTTTGGGTAGGGTGAATGGCACTCCATCCGGTACAGACACCGCTGAAGGCGTAGTCAATACCGACCGTGCTTATCTCATCCCTGACGATGACACTGTTTCCCTTAAATTCCTAGAAGGTATTACTGTAGTGGATCTTCCTGACAATGGTGCTGGAAAACGGGCATTTACTGAAGCAATGGTCACCCTTCGTGTAGGCAATCCAAGAGCTTTAGGTTCTATCGTTTGATCAGGTAATAGTATTATTATCATGTTGTTATTTGGAGGCCGGCTTAGGGGTAGGCCGGCCTCCTTTTTCTTTTTATAAAATGAGTCTAAATATAATCGTAAAAGGTGGAAAGAGGAGTGGAAACTCCCAGGAGGAAATTGCGTACTATCTTCGAAAAGCCAACGAGCAGGCAGTAGTTCGCGAAAAAGCTGGATATAGTCAACGGCAAGAACAAGTTCGCCAAGCCGCCAAATCTTTAGAAGGAGGTAAAGGAGACTTTAGACTCGCAAGGGTAGTCGATAAGGCCACTTACCTCCGCCATGAGCAGGAAAGACCCGGATGCTGGGCTGATAAAGGCTTTCAAAAAGACTTCGAGAAATCAAACCCCGAGTGCAAAATTAAACACTAACTCTAATTATGGCAAACTACGCAACCGCTACATACGCTCAACTTAAATCAAGATTCCGAGCATTGGCCGGGCTTGATGCACTGCAAGCAACAGATGCTAGTTTCCTTCGTGATTTAGTAAACCGTGCGGCTCGTATAGCCCATGAGAGATACCCCTGGCCACAATTTACTGTTATCGGTGAAAGCGTAGCAGTGGTCACTGCTGATGCAAACCGACTACGAATTTACGGAGTCAGTAACAAATTGGCCAATGATGCCAATGTAGTTTTTCGTATTCATAAGACAGACCCATCCACAACTCGTTATCCCGAGGAGTATACATTCTTAACAGAACTGGACTCTAGTGGTTATCCATCAATTAAAATCATTGAGCCAGCTCCTTTAGACGGGGTAAATGTATTTATAACTTATCGAAAAGACCTTCGCTCAGAAATAAATAACGGAGCGGCCACAAGTGGATATTATGGTGACGAATCGGGAGATGAACCAAACATCCCCAATTTCTTTTTCGACTACTTAGTTCAGTCATCTTATGCCGGATTTCTACGCGGAGATGGTCAGACAGAAAAAGCTCAAGTGGAAGAGCAGAATGCAGAGTTTTTACTGAATCAGGAGATTGATTTAGTACGAGAGCAGAGCCGACAGTATCGGAATGACATCCTCCAATATCGTGCCCCTAGTCAGTTTCGTCGGCACAACATCCAAGCAGGAGGCCAACCGGTTAATCCAAGCATCGCCAATGTTCAATAATGGCTAGAACCGTAACATTTGAGTCCCTTGAGAAACGCTTCAAGATGGCGGCTGGCCTGCCAACCTTGACGCAGGTGGATGAATTTTTCTTTAAGGAATCTTTAAACAGCAGGGCCCAAACTGCCTGGCATCGATGCAAGTGGCCTGAATTGCTCAAACTGGTAGAGAAGTCAGTCGGATCAACGACTAATCCTACGGCCGGCAAGGCAGTACAGATCGATAATGATTTAAACATCATGGAGATCCACCAGGTTTACACGAAGAATCCATTTACTGACAGCACGGCGGTATTATTAGATTTTAAGCTACTTGACGGTTACTTAATTTTGCCGGCAAACAGTTCGGTATCTTCTGTTTTTATCGTCGGGACCGCAGTTCGGCCAACCTATGGAAAGGATACAGGAGAGGAAACGAATGTGCCTGACTTTTTAGCCAACTACCTGGTGGCCGGCGGACTATCTGATTTTCTTCGTGGAGACGGGCAGACAGAGGCGGCCATGCAGGAAGAGAATAGGGCAGAGGAATATCTCGCATTGGAAATTGATCGGGCAGAAAGACTCCAGTCGCAAAACAAAATAACCTTTAACACTTACCCGAGCTACAGCTTCGGCGTATCAGTCTTAACCACTACTTAATTACTATGGGCATTTCATCATTCAATGTACAAAATTCAATGGGAGCCAATGGTTGCACCTATGTAAACGGAACAACGGCAACGACAGGCGATTTCGTCGCAATTCAGTTTACCGAGGATTCGGTAATTGGTGCTATCACCGGGCAGATGGATAACTCCGCTCAATTAATTGCGGACGCAATAACATTTAATAAAAACGACTGCATTTACCTTCCATTCACCAGCCTCACTCTTACCAGCGGTGCGGCTATACTGTATAAAGCCTGATGCCTTTTTTTGGTATAGGTTTACACATCGGTGATACCGAAGGGGATAGCCAGGTAGGGCCTAGCGGCCCCAATGGGGTCTATAAGCTAGAGGATAATTCGGGCTTTTACTTAACTGCGGCAAACGACTACCTCGCATTCGAGACTGCGGAGACTGCTCTATGGACACCCACACGGATTAGCACAGTAGGTTGGTGGGATGCAAGTGATAGCTCAACCATTACCACGAGCGGGTCAGAGGTCACCCAATGGAGTGACAAGAGCGGAAATGGTTTAAACTTAGCTCCTGTCTCAGGATCAACAGGACCGACTACTAACACAATCACACAAAATTCATTGAATGTGTTAGACTTCAATGGTGACTGCTTAGAAAATAACACCTTTTCGCACGACATATCGAACCCCATTTTCCTGGCATTTTTAGTAGAACTAGATGCAGTAGTAACGGATCAATATTTCTTATGGTCTGGAACCACTGACTCAGCCGATAGATGTGCAATCAGAAAGAGGGCCACAGATTCTGTTGAGATTTTTGGGAAAACATCAGGCGGCGGGAATACCTTCGTAGGTTTTGGGGCACCAACCAAAGGATCATTTGAGTTATTAGTGGCCAAAATAAACGGCCCTAGCGGAGCGGCTTTTCTGAATGGAACACTAACTGACTCAGGAAACTCAGGAGTGGATAATCTTAATACCTTTAACCTGGGTCATGCTGAAGGTGAAACCCAGAACTTTGTGGGCAAATATGCAGAAGTAGTTGCTTTTACAGATAGCAATGACCGCCAAAAAATCGAAGGCTACCTGGCTCACAAGTGGGGCATCGATGCAAACCTAGACTCTTCACACCCATACGCTTTAAGCGCACCAACTATCTAAAACTATGGCTAATAAGAAATTCACAGACCTTAACGCTACCACAAGTTTAGTAGGTACAGATTTGATTGCGGTCACAGTAGACCCAGCTACCACACCTGTATCCAAAAAATCTACCATTAGCACCTTGATGGCGCAAGCACCCGTGCAATCAGTTGCCGGACAAACAGGTGTGGTTACATTAAGCAATACAGACATCAGTGGGTTGGGAACAGCGGCTACTTCAGCAAGTACAGACTTTGCCACTGCGACACAGGGTGCAACAGCAGACTCTGCTGTACAACCAACAGACAGCATCGATGTATTAGCCGATGTAGACACCAGCACAGTTGCTCCTACCACCAATGACTTTCTTAATTGGGATGGATCAAATTGGGTTCCAGCAGTACCTACCGCAGATGTAGACACCCCACTCACCACCGCACTTCGTGGCACGGATGACCCACACATCGGAGCAAATCCCAATCAATCGTTTAAGGTCATGGACAATCCGAGTAAGTCGGCAATGGTTATTGCTGATGCGGACGGTAATGTAACCTATATCTTAAAAGACTCTGCCGCTGAGGTAAGAGTAGCTAAGGGAACATCAGGCACTCCATCTCGATTCGCCCTAGCATCTGATCTTCCAGCTTTCGTTTTAGAAAATGATACAGGAGAGCCTGATATTGAGGTTACTGAACCAAATACAGGTAAGAAAATTTCCGTTATATCAGGAGATGGTGACGAAAGGGGAGCAAATAATCTACCAACAATCCAAGGTTATATTACCGATATAGGGGGAAACCCATCACCACTTCTCATTTCAGGCGGAACCATAGCTTAACCCAACTTAACACTTAACTAATACAATATCATGGCAGATCATTATTTTCATCCGACAGCAAATCAAGGTACAGGAGACGGTTCTTCTGAAGCTAACGCTCAACAGTATAGCACTGCTAATTTAGACACCGCAGAAGGGGCGGCATCAAGTGGAGATACTATTTTCTTTTTAGACGGCGATTACACTTCATTACCTACCGCATTTGATAACGGTAGTACCGCACAAGTTTTAACTTACAGGTCATTAAACCCTTTAGGTGCTAGGCTACTTAAAACAAGTTACGGAAAATTAAGTTTAGGTTACGGCACAAATAATTTAACATCCACCTCCACCACTATCGTTAGGGACTTCTACACCCAAAACATTCAATGGGAGGGAAAAACTGACGGTGCAATTATTGAACTAAGAGGCATTAAGCAAGTAGATACAGCCAACGCTACTCACGGTCTTTTAAAGGGATACATAGCAGGTTTAAATAAAACCTCTTTAGCTCATGTAGTACAAGGGTGCAGCTTCACACTAAAAGCAAATAACGATACAGGGTTTATTGGTAATATGATTAATGGTACAGTATCGGAATCCTCCTTTCACATTCTATTTGATGGAACTGCTGGTACTAAAAAGATTGGTCAGTACACAGACTTCGATAGCTATAATTCTTCCCAACATCCGACCTTTAAAAACACCATTATTTCGTGTGATACTGATGAAACTTTACATACAGGATTAAGAGACACATCGAAACTTAGTTATTCGTGCATCAACACAGTATCGTACTTCGGTCCAGTTACAGCGGCAGAGACGGGTACAAACTTTAACGCAGACCCACAATTCGTAGACGCACCAAACGGCGACCTACGCCTCCGCCCAACCTCTCCTTGTATCGGTGCTGGAACCGCAAGCTAAGTCATGGCACTCAATAAGTTACATAAGAAAGACTTTACCATTGCGATTAAACATGGTGCGGATCAAAACGCGGTGAAGTTTAAGAAGGAAGCGGTAAAGGGAGAACTGTTTTTCGATACTACTGACAATAAGCTATACATCGCCTTGAGCGATGCTTCGGGTGCATCGGACGCAACAGTTGTAAGTGTCACGCTTGCGTAATGGCTCCTAACATCAGCGATGATACGAGTGTAAAGACTCCGCTGGCGTTTTTACTGAAGGTCTTTGGCGGGACCATCTTCGTGGTGTACTCAGCGATGTTGATCTATGCTCGATTAAATACCTTAGAGATGGAGATCCTACGCCTCAAGCACGAGGTGGAAATGAATAGCGAATTTCGTATTAAATGGCCACGAGGAGAGCTTGGTGCATTACCCGATGATGCGGAGCAGAATATGCGTCTTCTATTCTTGGAGAAGCAAACCGCCAAGCACGAAGAACTCATGGACGAAATCCGCTACGGAACTATTAGGTGAAATGGGCGAGATACTTCTTATGTTACTTACGGGGGGCGGTAGTACGGCTCTTGGAGCGATGCTCAAGGGTGGGTTCGGAATGCTATTTGAGAGTCGCCGCCAAAAGCACGAGCTTGAACTTGCACGAGAAAGCCGTGCAAACGAAAATTTTCTTAAACTCCAAGCTCAGTTGGCTGAAGGAGGTAATAGCGAATTTACTAGTTTTAGTAGGCGTATTATCGCTTTCATGGGGGTGTTCACGCTCTGCACTTGTATCATACTTTCAACCTGTTTTCCGACAGTCGAGTGGGTATCTGTCAGTAACGCCCACGGAGAAGGCAGAACGGAATTGCTGTTCGGCCTCATCAGTTACCCCGCAAGCCAAGACCCCATCACGCTATCTATGGGACACCTCGCCTATATGGGGCAAACAGCCCTTTGTGGCATCCTCGGTTTTTATTTCGGGCCATCGCCTCACAGACGATAAATGAGTATGATCGACCGCGTATCCATGACGGGAATGGGAGGCACATTAGCCACTTTTGGCTTTGCCACCCTGGACTCTTTATTCGGGTGCATCGCCGGTGCCATAACCATCGTCTACATGACGATCAAAGTTTACCAGGAAATTAAGAATAAGAAGTGAGTCGCTACCGATCATACGGACAACTAGACGATCCATTCGTGACAGAAGGGGATACTTTCTTTCTGCGGATGAATGCGCGTCTGAGGCCAAACCAGTTGAAGCCCGGGGAGGTCGCTC